CCTCGCGGCGCGATGCGCTCGACGGCCCTACGTCCACGGCAACATCGAACGCGGCGCGTGATAAATCATTCTCATAAATGACCGACCCGGACTCATCCGTGTTCGGCCGCATCAATTCGACCTTGCCTGCGTCATCGGCCGGTGATAAAGTTTTCATCGTCCGGCCGGACTCGACATAGACATCCTTGGCCATCGACAGCCATATCTCTCCGACGCGCCGGATCGCCTTTGCAAAGTTGGACACGTAGATGAACGTCTGCATGTCCATCCGCGTCTGGATCAGCTCGACGGCCTTGCCGGAGATATTCGATACCATCTTGTCGGCTTCCTGCTGGTTCCCGAGGATGGACTGCATGTCCTGCTCGGTGAGCTGGAGAAGCGCGGCTTGAGCGGGGAAAATCTCCGGAGCTTTGGTATATGACAATGGCCCCGCTGGCATCGGGTTTCCGTCGGCTCCGGTGATCGGGTTCACAAGCAAGAATGGATATTGTTTTATATTGTCTTCGCTCCACATCTGCGCGTGCCCGGCCATCTGTTCGGGAGTAAAGATAGGCTTTGATATACTTGATAATGCCGCTTGCTCGGCCAGCTTTGACAGTTGCATGTTCTTGAGCCGTTGCGCATCCTTGGCAAGCCGGACATGGCCCATACACCGCTCCACATTGTCAACGAACCATCGCTTGCCGTAGACGGGCACAACGGGGATGCACTTCCCGGCAATCAAGCCGCAATCCTCCAGGATCTTGTTGCCCGACAGGATATATTTGTGTACGCGCTTTGATTTTACCTTTTTCCGACGCGTCTCCTGGTACCCGGTCGCTTCAAGCTCAGCAAGCATCCCTTCCTCTTCGTCAAGCTCGGACTGGCGATGTTTGACTTCGTCTCCGGTCGCCACGGAGGTGAATGTCACGGCGTAATCCGTCTGCTCGTCGATCTCGTAGTATTCGGCGACAAATACCATGTCTGGCGTGTACCAGTCGAATTGTACCTGCTTGATTGCTTTCCCGATTGACGTCGGGCTGTCTCCGTACATTTCTTCGTATGCTTCTGGGGTCATCGAGTAGAGGACGTAACAACACTTCGCGTCGGCCTTGTCCTGCCGCTTTGCATCGAGGTCAAAGAATACCGAGCTGTCCGCGTCATAGATTGGCTCTATCTTGATCCGCTGGCGTTCATCGTCCTGGTCTTCCTCGTCTTCGTAATCGGCCCGCAGTCTAAGCGCTCCAAACCCGCCGCCGACCGCTTCCTCGAAGGCGTTGTCGTAAGCCTCTTCCGCGCCTGAATCATGCTCGTCGGCACGGAAAAGCCCGTTGCAGGCGTCGGATAATTTGTCATCGTTGCTTCCGTCCTTCGGCACGAAGTCAACTGTTATACGATTGTTACGGTACTCGTTGATGATGCGGATGACGGCAAGGTGGACCTTGTTGACCTCGAACTTCGGCTTGTTCTCGAATTGTTCCCTAAGCGGCCCTTCCCATTGCGCCCCTGCCAGCGAGTAGAACCGCCGGTCCTGGAGACACTGAAGACGCTCGCCTCGGAGCGCGGACTGTATCCGGTCAAACTCTACCAGCGCCCGGAAGTGAACCTTTGCCAGCCTCTCGTCAGTTGTCGGCCTAGACATTGAACGCCCCCTTTGGCTGTACTGTTCGCGTCGGCTTGAATATCGCTTTAATCGCAGACTTGATAAGACGAACGTGCCGTGATAGTTCAGACTCCGCAATCCCCATCTTGATTGCCAGCCGCCTCGCTTGCTTTACGGTCGCTTGTGAGTACATGTCTTTGGTGATCTTGTATATCATCTCGTTGGACAAGCGGGCAAGCGCGGCGGTGTCAAGCCGGTCGCGTTGCGGCACATGGAAGTCGACGCACATTACTCTGTACGAGTGTATCAATACCGCCCGGTCGCGTACTGATTTATAGCCTTTGTTGTGTACGTTCATGGTTCATCCTCCAGTCTTATCACCATCGATTCACCACGGGAAGCGGCGAGACGTTCTGCACCGGCTTTGCCTTGGCCGCCCGCCTTGCACCTTCAAGCGCATATCTTAGCGCATCTATGCAGTGATTGTCTTTATCCTCAAGGATCGGGAGGATGCGCCCAGTAAGCGCGTCCTCTTTGTACTTGTACAATGATAACTCATCGATCAAGTGTACGCAACGGGGATGGACGATGATTTGATGAGATTTCAGGAACTCTATTCCGTCCTCGATTGAACCTTTACCCTTGACTGCCGGGTATACTTTCGGGAAGCCGTGCTTCCGCATGTGACTGATCGTTTCAGGTCTGGCGCTGTCGGCGGTGATCGGCCACTTCTCAGCATCGGGAACGGTCATGAATAGCGACGGCGTGTCTACGATCTCGCACCCGACTTGATACGCCTCATAGTCAACGTACAGCTTGCGCCCGGATACAAAGCATCGTATCAAAACGCTAGGATCAGCCGCGAATCCCCAGTCCGCGCCTAGCTGGAACTCTTCCTTTTCGGAAGTATCGAAGTCCTCGACGATCCAATTCTTGAACACGCGCCGCTCTGAGTTTTGCAGATAGTTTCCTAGCCAAACATGCGCGTACTTGTCCGGGTTCGTTCGCTTGTCGTATTCCATTTCGACGCGCAACACTTCGGGGAACCACGGGTTTTGATCGAAGTTGACTGGCACGACAATCGACCCGGGAGGCGGATTGTCATTGCGTAGGAAGCTGTCGATGGGGTCGCTTGATTCGTTCGGGTTCCACGCGAACCATAGCTCTGAGTCTTCCTTGCGGATTGTTGGCCTTAGCAGGTCTAGGCTTCGCTGGCTCAGGTTTTGCGCTTCCTCTACAAAAGCGCGGTCGAATCCTTCAAGCGATTTGATCGAATCACTATTATGATTCTGCATTCCCTCGAATATGATAATCCCAGGGCCGCGCCTGTTTTTTATCACGCGGTCTTGTACCTCGAAAAGTGAAGATACTTTAAGGGCTTCTATCTTGTTTTCAAGCACGCGCTTGACTGACTGGTTTAGTGTCCGCTGGATTTCACGGATGCAGACTGATGATTGCGCCGGATTCGCTACGTGTTCCTCGATAAGCATCTCGGCGAAGAAGTGCGATTTACCGCTGCCACGGCCGCCGTATGCGCCCTTGTACCGTGCTGGTACAAGAAGCGGCCGCGCCCATGCTGGCGTCGGGATCTCAAGCTCACGAGTCAACGATCACCCGCTTTATGATCGATACTTCCAGCGGCCCGCCGTCTTCTCCGGTATGTTCAACCAGTTGCTTATCCGTCCATCCGCGATTCTTGAGCGCGAATATCGCCCCGGTGCAAGAGTTGGAACCGAGCATCCGCTCGTAGATTTCTTCGATCCTGAGCAATGCCCTTTTTAGGGGTAAGGATATATTACTATCGGAGTGAGCATTTTCCCATATCGATTGACGGCTGGCGTAGCCAAGATGGTAAGCGAGACCGCAATATGTCGGGCGATGTTCACAATCTTCGCACTCGTCAAAGTACGCGTCAATCTTAGCCTTGATCGCATCGCTGTCGTCCGGGTTGTTAATCGCTGGCTTTCCGACCTTGCCTTTGGCTGGTTTAGCCGGTGCCGTCTTCTCTTTCTTCGGTTTGATTGCCATGGATTATACTTTACACCTATCCGCGTGGAGATTCAAGGGCTATGCCATAGATTGCTTGGTTATTCATTCTTTACCTTATTATTGCGTGTTCAATAGCAATTTCATCATCTGTCCATTCTTTTATCGGTTTGAATAAGGTATTATTATCATACCATGACGGTCTTGCGAACCTGATTGATTTTGATTTATCACGAATATAGTGTATTGCGATTCTTTTCATGTCTCGCCGCGCTCTTTCACCCATTTTTCCAGGTTATCAATTACAGCCGATACGTCAATATTATTACCGGCTGTTTCGGTTATCGCTATTGCGCTCAAGTTTTGCGAGTAGTCGTGTTCAAGCCTATCTCGTACCTCTCCGCGCATTTTCTCGAATATTGAAATGTCCGGGCATTTTCCATATTGCGATGAAAATGTCTTGAGCGTTTCCGCGAACGTAAAGTCAAGAGCACGCTCTGACCTGTCCGATAAGTATGTGATAATAAATGGCTTTTGACCGACAGAATACTGCGCTCCGTAGTACGCTTCGACTTTGTGAATAAATTGTTGTAATGTCAAAATGGTATATCCATTGCCATAGAATAATCCTCTTGCGATGGTGGCCTTGCTATCTCTACCTCTCTTGATATTCGGTCAAGCAGTGACGCCATACCCGAAGGTGTAAATGGTTGCTTATGCCAGAACTTATCGGATGACTCGGTAAGCTCATAGTATTTTCCGATCAAGTCCCTTGCCGTGTCAACAGGGTTATCCTGATTATACCTTCCTGAAAATGCTTCGATTCGGTGGATAGCTTGCGCTTCTTTCGGGTAGTTTGAAAATGTCGGAGTCTTCGAGAGGAATGAATCTCTGATAGCCGAGTACAATGGCGATGCTACCTGTTTTGCTTTTGACACAACGCTTGGCTTGATTGCTTCACCAGCTACTGCTGGTAGTGTTGTTTTCACTTTCTTTTTGGTTTCATTTTCAATTTCTATTTCATTTTCAATTTCTATTTCTATTTCAATATGTGTACCAGAGTATACATTAAACAATAAGCTACGGGGTTTATTGCTTACATTAACTGGGATAATGTCGACATTTACTAATAATAAGTTTGAATAGAAGGTTATTTCATGCCTGCGCTTCGATGCTTCGACATATCTTTTTTGAATTCCGCGAGAGGTCAATACCCCCATTTTTGCCTTTGACTTGTCAAATATGCCTATTTTTATTGCATACTC